TAGAGGGCAATGGAGCCCAGCCCAACGGCGAACCATCCAGCGACAGACAGCCGAAATAGACGGGCTTCAGACGATTGTCCACTTGGCACAAGATCCCGGTGCTGCTGGGGTTGATCAGGTCGAACAGGACAAAATCAACCTGGCAGGCTTTGCGACTGTTTCGGCCCGGCCTACAGGTTCTAAAGAAGTACGAGCCATGCCGTTCGCGGCAGCCTGTGAGGCTGGCCTTGTAGAGCTTGAACGGGGCGACTGGAACCGAGCCTTTATTGACGAATTGTGCAGCTTCCCAACCGGTCAGCATGACGACCAAGTGGATGCCGCAGCCGACGCTTTCAACTACTTGAGCAGAAACGGCTCTTTTCAGTGGTTTTCTTAAACTAAATGCCTGACTACAACCCCTTAAACTGGTTCCGCTCGAAAGCACTTCGCACGGGCGTTACTGCTGACACTACCGAAATCGACGTGTCGGCATGGTCAGTCGATGTGATCAACGCATTGAGCGATGATTACGCCAATCTCGCCCGGCCTTATTGCGACAATCCTGTCATCAGGGCCGCTATTGAGGCCATGCGGCGAAACGTCTGCAAGGCCACGCTGCAAGTCGGCTATTACGATGAAGAGGGCGGATTCGAGCCGGTAGATCATCCGCTGCTGCAAATCTGGAAAGAACCGGCACCAGGCGAAACTGAATCAACGCTGGTTGAGTTCATCTATCAGCAGTTGCTGGAAGATGGGAACGCATACGTTCCGGCTATCTCTGACCGAGACACCCAGACGGGCGGCACGATCAGAGAGCTTCAGCCAATCCCGTATAGTTGGCTGCAAGTGCCAACATACGGGCAGGCCATCGGTGAAATCATAGAGTACCCATTCGTCGGCTTTGATGGCGGGCGTGGCTTCCAGTTCACGACACCTCGCGAAAGAATGCTGCATTTCCGGGTCGGCAAGTCATCGACAACAGCCGCAAGAGGCCGTTCACCGCTTGAAGCGGTCAGGGCAGAGTTGGCACTGATCAAACTAACTGCAATCTATGAAACAACCATCCTGAGCCGATCCGGTGTACCGTCTTGGCTGGTCAGCCTGACCGGCACGGGGGCGCAGATGATGACCAGCGACAATATCGCGGTCTTGCAATCCGACATCAAGCGGGCCGTGTCTGGCAAGGGAGTCGGCAGGCCATTGATATTCAAGGGCGGTGAGCTCGACATTAAAACCCCCGGATTCAGCCCGAAAGATTTATCAGTTCAGGAAATGACCGAGATTGCGGTGGCCCGCGTCTGCGGTGTCTTAGGCTGGTCGCCCATGTCATTAAAACAGCCCGACACCGGCAAGACCTACTCAAATCTGATCGAAGCCAATCGGGCAAGCTGGCGAGATGCGATCATTCCTTTCTTGGAACTGCTTTCAATGCAGCTTACAAGGCTGGTGCGAACGCTTCCCACCGGCTATGACGGTGCAATTGCTCAGCCTGATAGCATGCTCACAGTCAGGTTTGATACCAGCCAGATCGAAGAGTTGGCCGCAGACACGAAAGCCCTCGCTGAAAGAGTGGCAATGCTGTATCAATCAGACAAGCCTGTAATAACGCTGAACGAGGCTCGGCAGATCATGGGCTATGCCGAAATCGAATCGATGGACACGCCAGCCGAAGCGGCAGAAGATCAAGCAGAAGGTGAGGCTGCCTGATGCCTGCCGGGAATTGCAATCTGACAATAGAGCAAGGGGCCACCTGGTCACAGTCCATCCAATATCAGACGGCTAACGGGACGAATATCAGCCTGTCGGGGTATACGATCCGTATGCAGGCCCGTTCAGCGTATACCGCCAATACGACACTTGACCTGTCAACGACCAACGGCAACATTACCATCACATCAGCGGCTAACGGCACTTTCACCTTGCAGCAGACAGCCGCCCAAACGGCCAATCTGACCGCTGGAAGCTATGTTTACGACCTGGAACTGGTCAAGCCTGACACAACGGTTGATCGGCTCTTGTATGGAACGCTCACTGTCACGCCGGAAGTCACGCGATAATGGCTGATATTATTGTCAGACAAGCCAATGCCACCAGCCTGACGATTCAGTCGTCAAGTAATCAGGTGCTGGTGCGGCAACAGCCGAATAACACGGTAGTCGTACAGACGACCGGCAACAGCTATGTACTGCCACCTGCCACCGCGAACACGCTGGGCGGGATCATCGTTGGCGACAATCTGACCATCAACGCCAATGGCCTGTTGTCGGCTCAGGCGGGCGGTGTGACTACGTTCAACAATCGTACGGGTAACGTCACGCTAACGGCGAATGATGTTTCTGCGGTGGGTAATTCGCTGTATTTCCCGCTCAATGCCAACATCGTAAGCGGCAACGCGACGATAGCAGGGCAGATCGATTATACTCTTGGAAACTGGACAGGCCTTCCACCAGCCACACGCCAGATTTACGGCATTAGTAAAACAAACACTTTATTCGGCACTGAATACCAAGCAGCTATCGGAATAAATTATCAGTATGCACAACAGGGCCTTGTGCTGATGTCTCGTGCTTACACCCCCGATACAAATAGAGGCTTGAGTCAGACGGAAATAAGGTGCGATGCCGTTTCGTCTGCACTTACATCAACAAACAGAAATTCAAACGGAACACTTTCATCAATTGGCACTTTATCAGCATCTTATGGCGGCGTCGGGCTGTATTACGAGCAGGCAACACCTTTGCCATTTAATGATGGAACAACTTTAACATACATTGAATCAGGCCCGTTGGGAGTCTTTTTCTGGGGTGTTGCAAGAGGAGTAAACAACGAAAGCCCGGGCTATTCAGAACTTCTAACAAGAGGTGCCGCTGACACTCTTTACGAAAAACTGGTGCGGAAAAACTAATGTCAGAACCGCAACAAACACCTAAAGAACTGATCGAATCACTCAAGGCACAAGGGCTGACCTTTGAACAGATTGTGGCTGAATTGAATCGGCGTGGAATTAAGCTGGGAGGGCAAAAATAATGTCATTCCAGCAGACAAAACACAAAGGTCTGATCTTTGATTCGGCGGCCAATTCGCTATTGGCTGGAAACGGCGTTCATTGTTACGGTGGAATAAAGTATTTTCAGTCATGCCTCCCTACTGGCCCAAACGGAACTTATGAACTATGGGACATCGGCCAATCAATAGGCTTTTACAGCAGTAATGACGCGGGCACGCAATATACCGAGCTGGCAATTGATTCGACCAGCCTTGCAATCATTGCCAATAATGCCACGCTGTCAAATGTCACCGTTTGGGGTAGTGATTCGATCCTGACACAAGGCCGGGGAGATGGACGATATGCCACGCCATCTTGTCTGACATATACAAACCTGACCGGCACGCCTGATTTATCAATCTATCTGACAACTGCCAACGCGGCTTCAACCTATGCCACGATCAGCAGTCTGACCGCCTATCTGCCTAGTGCCAATTTCACGTATGCCAACATTGGCGGCACGATACCTACAGCGACTAATACCACGCTCGGAGCGATTAAAGTCGGCTCGAATCTGACCATATCAAACGGCACATTGTCGGCAAACATGCCAACGGCTGGTTTTACAAATGGTGATACCTTGAACGGGGGTTCATACTGATGCCCACGTTCAACGGCACAATCGTTCTGAAGAATAATGCAACCGCCGGGGCGGCCCCGGTTGCTGGCAATCTGACAAATGGCGAGATTGCGATCAACACCAAAGATGGGGTCATCTACAGCAAAACAAGCGACACCGGATACTTAGTCAAATGGACTGGAACGATTGTCTATCCTGCGATTTCAGTTGATTATCTAGTTATTGCTGGCGGCGGTGGTGGAGTAGGTACAAATAATGTTGGCGGCGGCGGCGGTGGTGGTGGATATCGGTCGAGCGTTTCAGGCGAAAATTCGGGTGGTGGAACATCTGCTGAAAGCCCGTTATCAATCAGTCTAAACACGAACTATACGATTTCAGTTGGAAGTGGCGGTGCTGCTGGCACGTCAGTCAACGGTTCAAACGGCGGCAACTCAACATTTGCATCCGTCACTTCGTCTGGTGGCGGCGGTGGGGCTGTAGCTGTAGGCAATGGCACGGCTGGCGGTTCTGGTGGCGGCGGTAGTCACTATGGCGGAACTGGTGGTAGTGGCACGGCTGGCCAAGGCTACACAGGCGGCAACGGCATAACGACAGGCAGCCAAGGTGCTGGCGGCGGTGGTGGAGCCGGTCAAGCCGGTGGATCTGCGTCTGGCTCGCTCGGCGGCAATGGCGGAAACGGCACTCAATCAAATATCACAGGCACGCCCACTTATTACGGCGGCGGCGGTGGCGGCGGAATCTATGTCTCAGGCACGGGCGGCTCAGGTGGCTTGGGTGGCGGTGGTGCTGCCGGTCAGACTGCTGGTGCGGCTGGAGCTAATGGCACGGCTAACACAGGTGGAGGCGGTGGTGGTGGCAGCCGATCAGGTGGTTCAGGTGCCGGTGGTAATGGAGGAAGCGGCATTGTCATAGTCCGGTTCCCATCAACCAACAATATCACCATCGGAGCAGGCCTGACATTCAGTAATGCCACGGTAGGCGCGAATAAAGTTGTTTCATTCACCGCAGGCACGGGGAATATCAGTTTCTCATGAGTAATAACGTCGATTACTACGCATTTTTGGATCGGTCAAACACGGTAATCGAGGTGATTACAGGCGTGCAGCAGGCCGGTTCAGATATTGACTGGGAAACGCAATACAGCAAAATCCGCAATCTGCCATGCAAGCGAACCACACTTGACGGGTCATTTCGTAAGAATTATGCGGGGATCGGCTATAAATACGACTCAGTTCGCGATGCGTTTATTCCGCCCAAACCGGGGCCTGCCGAATATTACACGCTGAACGAAACAACCTGCCAATGGGTGATGACCCCGGCGGGTATGCTGGCAATCACAACAGATGCCATCAAGGCCCATTTTGATCAGGTGGCTAATCAGCGGGAATATGATAGTCTGCTGACCATCGACACTTATAAAGGTTCAAATGTGCCAAAATGGGCCGCTGAACATGCGGCATTTTTCACCTGGCGTGACCAGTGCTGGCTGATTGCCTATCAGATTCAGGCCGATGTTGCGGCTGGCCTGCGGCCCGTGCCAACGCCAGATCAAGTGATTTCTGAACTGCCTGTATTGGTCTGGCCATCATGAGCAATCAACCAAGCCAATCACCTCGCGAACTGGTCGAACAGTTGAAGGCTCAGGGCCTGACATTCGAGCAGATTGTGGCTGAACTGAAGAAACGTGGCATTAAGCTGGGGGGCCAGAAATGACAGACATCGTAGGACAGATCAATAAGCAGCAGATCAGCAAGACAGTCAAGCGGGCCGCCCTTGCTGGCCTGCTGGCAATCCTGATCGTGGTTGAGGCCGATCTACCCGCCATTGTGGAAGCCTCGACACCCGCTGGCGTGGTGCTGGCGATTGTGATCAGTCAAGCAATCTCGTTTCTGAAATCAGGCAAAGAAATAAAGGTCTAAGCTGATGCAAGATGCAACAGTGGACGAATCAGGGCCGGGGATGTCACTTCTCCAGTCTGCTCTTTACGGTGTAGGTTCCGTGTGGGGGGCGGCTTATGTTGTCAATCACCCACAAGAGGAATCTATCATGCACCTGTTTGTCAGACTCATTCCGCAAATCCTGATCGGCATTGCCGCCGTGATTCAGGCCGTTATTGCCTACCGCAAAATGCAACAGGCCGAAAAAGCCAAGTAACTCGGTTCGATCCTCAGTCCCGGAAAGGCAGGTGATCTGTTGTTCGGTGAGCTAGTGATTCTTTACGGTCTGCAATGTCAAACGGGCGATTGCCCAAAGAACGTCCAAATTTCGCCCGTGGTGGCGTCTCCGGTGGTGATAGGTGAAATCTATCGACCGAATCTGTTAAATCGCATCCTGCGCAAACGTGGGCCGGTTTATGCCGTTCCTGTTCTGATTCTTCCAGCCGAAACCAAGAAAGATGAGGTGAAGTGATGGCTCTTGATCCAGAGATTCAAACCCAGCTTGATACGCTGGTTGCTGAAGTGAAAAGCAAATTCACCGCTGAAAACCAAGCGGCCCTCGATGCTGCTAAGGTTGAAGCCGACGCCGCCATTGCGACTGTCAAGGCGGAAGCCGATGCCGCGATTGCGGCAGCCAAAAAGGAGGGACAGAGCGAACTTTTGCTCACCTTAAAAAGTGCCTTCGGATTGTCTCAGTAAGGCTATTCTGTCACTTGCCGCGTGCCTATCTCTGTACTTTGGAAGTCAGAAGATCGGCACGATTGGCGAAGCCACCCAGACAACACCAGAGCCAATCAAGCCAGCTTGGCTGACGCTGGTTTACGGCTCCAAATCGATCGACTGGATTGGTGACGAAAAGATTATGGCCGCAGCCACCAGCCGGGGCCAGAAAATCAGCTTCATCAATGCCGATGATGCCGCCCTTGAAAAGCTGCATCTGAGGCCGATGGTTGAAGCAGTCGGCCCGCCTTGTTTGATCTTTCAAGGGGCCGATGGTTTGATTCAGCGGCTGGCGAAAGTGACCACGATTGACGATGTTGTCAGGCAAATTGAATCGATCAAAAATTAGTTGGCAACTGTAAACGGCAAAACAATCGACCTGACACCCACCGAGGGGATGCGGGCCGAGGCTGAACGCTACCGGAAATGGAAGGCCGACGGTCGCCGTGGTGGAACCGACACCGCACGGCGCCGGGCCGACCAGATCCTGTCAGCAGGCGAACTGTCGCCAGATGTTGTTATCACGATGTCGGCATGGTTCGCGAGGCATGAGGTTGACAAGCGAGCCACCGGCTTTCGACCTGGCGAAGCAGGCTATCCAAGCCCCGGCAGAGTGGCATGGGCGGCATGGGGCGGCGATGCGGGCCAGACATGGGCTGACGCCAAAGCCAAAACAATTAAGCGTGCCCGTGGTGAATCAGTCAAAGCACGCCAGACACCCAGACAGCTACTAGACGCAATGCCGGACGGTGAGCCGCTTTACCGTGCGGCCCGTTCGATTCTGCTTGCTATCGGCAAACAACAGATTGAAACTTGGCGGCGGTTTATCGAGCCACCAAAGGCCAAAGAGTTCAACCTGCTTGACCCGTTCGCTGGTGCCATTGAGATGGGTAATCGGTTTATCCCGACCATCACCAGTTATATCGATGAATCAGGCCGGGCGGCACTGGTCGAGCTTGACCAGCAGGACGCGGATGATTGGCTGGTGAAAGCTCCGCATGTGATCGACGCGGCCAGAACGGCAGCCTTGAAGCTGTGCCAAGAAACGACAAACCAGTTTATTTTTGATCTAAATACGACACTTGACGGGATTCGTGAGGATATTGCCGAATCGATCAGAACCGGCGAAACGCTTGGCGATACGGTTGACCGAGTTGATTGGTGGATGAAAGACAACGCCCGATGGCGAGCCCGTCGAATCGCTGTGACTGAATCAGCACGAGCCTACAACCAAGGCCGATACGAGGCAACCAAGGGGCTGGATTTTGTCGCCGGTTATGAGTTGGTGTTATCAGCCGACGCCTGCCCACTCTGCCATGCGATCAAACGTCAATGCCCGGTGATTCCAAAAGATGGCACATTCGGCCAAAACGGGAAGAATAAAACCTATAAGAATCTGAAGTTTCCGCCATTTCATCCGGGCTGCCGATGTACAACTGTTGTCGTATTTGATGACGAGGTGCCGAAAGAATGGCCGAAGCCCGTTAAGCCTGCCGAAAACGGCTACATCCTGCCAAGTGATGCCGACTTTGCCAACGCTATTGAAGGCGGC